TATTATATTTTGTAAAGAACTAATATCTGTTCCAGACATTAGGCTTTCCAAGCCCGTTGCCTGTGTTCCGGCTTCAGCCATGCCACCAAACATCTTACCGCCCAAAGCACCAGTTGCTGCGCCTAGTAACATATCTCTTGTGTCTCCACCTCTAATTTTTGCACCAACCGCACCACCAATCGCCGGACCAAGAACGGGTCCAATTCCCGGTATCATTGATATTAGAAACGGTGCCGCAAAGCCAAGCATATCCCTAAACGCACCAGCTTCAGGCAATCCTGTTTCTGGATTTATGGTCATCATGCCGGGTGCCAATGATGCAATTCCTGCTACTTCATCTGGGGTAACGTGCATGAGCATGGTGTCATCACCACGACCTGCTCTGGAGAGCCTATCTGCCTGTCCTGTTAATGCACCGCCATGTGCGTATCCACTGGCTTGTTCAGCTTCAATATATGCCTGAATCTCAGGACTCAGCCCATCAATATCAATGCTGGCAAGAGCCAGTCGTTCTGCTAATTCTCTATCTCTGATCATATTCTCTCTCCTGAGACCTTCGGCTTCATTGCCCGCAATAAAGGCTTCCAGATTTTCCCCAGCTTCTTTTTCAGCTTCTTTCTTTTTTTGTTGCTCGTAGCCTATTGTTTCTGCCAATCCATACCCCACCATAGGAAGAGTAATTTTATTCATAAAAGCCAAGGCTTCCCGTTCTTTAAGACTGTCTAAAAATCCTTTTGTTGGACGAAGAGAACTCAAAGCATTTTCTTGCTGTACCATTTTATTAGCTTCATTCCATGATATTTTACGCGGATAAGAACCATGGGGGAGAACCTTTAAATCTTTAGGTCGTTTTAATGCTCTTATTGCCTTTAATATACTAGGAATCTTCGCCCCAAGGCTTGTAATTCCTGCAATCGGTGGCATAAACTCAAGCTCTCCTGTTAAAAATGGGCTTTGACCACTAACCTCTTCCCACTTATTTTCCTTCTTAACATCTCCACCTTTGGTATATTGTCCTGCCGGGGTAGTTCTTCTTCCATGTTGGTCAAAAGTAAGCGATGCTCTTTGGCTTTCATGCGGTGAAAAGGTCGCTGCAAAATCCAAAAGCTCATCTCTATATTTTTCTTTCAGATGATCAGGTAAAAACTCAATTGCATAATCAGGTCTAAATGCATCAGGAGACTCCCCCATTCTGCGCCTCCTTTTTTCAATACTACGAATTTGATTACGTCCCAGCTTAGAACTAATATCAAACTTTGGTTCTGTCGCTAACATAGTAGGCGCTCTCTTTGTGGCATCTACTATAATTTCTTCAATAGGAACAGCCTCCTGTGCTTCGGATACATCTCCAAGCCCAAGCCTACCAAACCCAAGAACATCTTGAGCAGGTGTCGGGAATCTCTCCGGGTCTTGTATTTCCATAGCAAACTGGTCTAGTTGCGGTTGAGAGATATATTGATTAAGCAAACCTTTTCCTGAAGTCTCGAAAAGCCTGCGGAAAAGACCACCAAGACCACCTAATCGACCCGCCCTAATCTTTCTTATCTGGCGCTCAATCTGTCTTCTTTTTTTCCTATCAGCCCTAGTTTTTGTACCAATCGCACCTAACTCCTCATAAAGAGCATCTAAAGCTGGATCATTTTCTCCCATATATTTTTTAGCCATTAATTACCTCTAGTCATTTGTGGTTTCACAACCAAACATATTAAAACTCATATCAACTGCACTGGTATATACCTTTACCACATCAGTCTGGTTTAAAGTTATTCCTATCACTATTGTTAGTGAATCATTTGCCGCAATAGATTTATCATAATATAGATACTGTTTATCATCAGCAGAAGCGCCTTCTACATGAACGCTTAATCTAAATGTGATGGCAGAGCCTGTTCTATTTGCAGCAACAATAGAACTTACTGTTGTCATTGTTTTGTCGGGGACTGTGTATAAAGTCGTTACTGTCGTAGCCGCTGGGTCTGACTGCCCTAAAACCTTTAATGCATCAGCCACCTGAAGACCCCATTAACAAAAACTGATGTCTCTTGAGCGCCAAACTTGAAGGCTTGTTTTCTATCTTGGTTGCATTGCCTATATCTATATGGAGATCGCCAATTGAATTTTCCAATGTTGATCTTAATGCGCCCTGATCAAACGAGGAATACTCTTTGGGAGCAACGGGCAAAGGAATAACGGTTTTTTGAGCCACTATCTTCTCCCATCCAAGCGTGTATCTAATCTAAAATAACCTAGCCTCCAACCATAACCCACTCCACTAGATTCAAAACGAAGCATTGCCTGTCTTGAGCGGCACCTTACAAAAGCCTCTTGTGTCGAGCTTGTAACTGAAGATGTGGATAAAGTCGTTAGGCTGTCTCCGGGATAGTCCCTGCCTTTTATGTAAACATCCATTGCATCACCACTGTCTCCATCCCTGAATTGCACATCTGGTATCACTCTGGAAATAAGCATAAAATTATTGCCATCCTGAATATCAAAATCAGCCGTTTCAATATAGGCGGTCATCGCACTTTCGTCATCATCATGTCCGTATTCATGGTTGTAAAGATAGTTGGAATCAGAACCAGACTTACCAGCAGCAACAGGATAATTCTCCAAATGGGCTGGTGTCCAAGCAGTTCTCACCATTGTTCCGATTGTCCAGATGTTCTCAATATAGTTGTACAAAACATAACGGTCTATTTCTGTTGAGTCTGCTGAGGGATAAAACCACATGACTTCATTAAAATCCACATTGGCAACACCAAATATTTTATAAGCCTGACTTAAGTTAAGGTTGCTATAAATATAATCTCTAACCGAACAAGGCAAAGGCTCTACACGACCCGAATATATAAAAAATCCACGCCTGTCCATAAAGTAAACCACACCATTGGCATTAATACAGGCTTTTGGGGAAACCATTGAAACACCAGACATCAGTTCATTGAATGAGAAAATAAAAGGAGCGCCCACAAATCGCATTGAATGTAATGCCGAGTCTGTCCAAATCAAAATCTCTTGTCTGGTTCTTAATGCGCCAACTATTTCACTGCCGGTGCTAAGAACAACCCCACCTGATGTGTTTGTTGATGTAGGAGTCCAGTCAACTGCCGACTCCTGATCAGACCACCTTACCAATAATGGATCAAGTGTCGCTGAGCCGATTGCATTGCACCCAAAAGCAATTACATGGCGATCTATGTCTGATACCATAATTTGCAAACAGATGGTTGGTGTATTAGAAGCGCTTCCTAATGTTGAAATTTCTACTGCTCTTGTGCTTGTTCCTGAGCTTTCATCCCAATAATAAACACCACCAAGCCGTGGATTAATCAACAGGTCATCACCAAAATTATCTTGGGAATATATTCTAAGCTGAGTGGTAACATTCCTGTCACTGGCGACACTCCAAGTGCTTCCACCCCATGTGCCAGCACCCCAACCAGTGCCATAAACATAAACATCCAAACCTACACTAATCTGATAAGCGCCAACTACACTGGAACCACCATTGCCGCTGTCGCTGCTATTCGCTGTTACTTCATCGCCATCTGTATCTTTGGCTTCAATGGTATAGCTGTTGGCGTTAACAATAGTTGCAATCTGGTATTCCTGATTTAATACTGTTGTCGTAATCAAGCCACCTAAAGTTGCTGCACCGCTATAAGTGACAAAATCGTTTGCCACTGCACCATGAGCCGTATCAGCTACAGTAAGCGTAGCATCGCCATTACTGGCTGAAAAGGTCACATCGCCAGCAGATGTGGTAGCCCGAATCGGTGTAATGTCATTAAAAACATTACCTTGTAATATATATAATTTTAGATGGGTTCCCAATCCAATAAACTTATCACCCGCCAAAGAAACCCACTGATTTATTTTTCGACAAGACCCCAAAAAACTATTGGAAGTATTTTTATTCCAGCCACCTATCTTTTCCGGTCTTCCCGATCTAAACCTTATTTTATCGCCATCAAACCAGCCGCCTTCATTACTATAAGCAGTGCCTTCCTTGTTAATTCCGGGTTGAAATGTGTATCTGGATAATGGCATTACTACACAAATATAATTCCAGCCATCCCTACTACCAGAGTAATCAATGTGGCAACAATAAAATGTTCCAATCTTTTTACCCTGTGTATGATCTCAAGCCAGCGTTCTGCACAGACCGCTTCGTGAGACTCAATCTTT